AAGATTTCAGAGACTATGTGAGACTACCAGAGACTAGCTAGTTTGTGAATCCATTGCGTTTTAAGTCCTTTGTGTCTACCAATTTCACCACGAGGGCATAGTGTAAAAAGTCTTGGAATTGCATTGTTATTTATATGTATAGCATAAAAGACTCAACTGAAAAAAGTTATTTATCTCCCCAGACCCTAGAGAGACCCTAGTATGGCATTCTTTAGGTAAGCAAGAACAACGAAAATAGAAACGTGCAGCGTTGAATTCTTAAAACAAAAAACATAGGTTTTATTATGATTATGAGTCTAAAATTAAATACCGATAGTTGTTGTTTTGTTCACGTTTAAAGACTCGTCAATGCTGTTGCATTGACTCGTCTGGATCCACCAAGAGGGATCCTAAACAGATCTCAATATACGTTGATCTCTGTAAGCCCTATCACCCTTTCTCAAACGGGACTCCTAATAGTTTATCCTTTAGAGTTAGATCTACTCATCTAGGGTCGTGATTTTTGATTTCTGTTTTAAGTACCTAACCCAAAAAATATTATAAAAAAATTTTCTAGAAAAAATATTTGAAATGAAACCTGGCCCCAATGAATTTGATATGAGCGTATCTCTTTGAGACCAGGGGATTATTACTAATGATACATATAATAACAGATCAGGAAACACGGCCAAGGAATTTCAGGTTAGGCAACACGGGGGAATTAAACGTTAATAAAGGTTAACTTTGATAGCCTCTTGATCAGCTTCAAAACTTTTTCAAAGTGAGCTATGTGGTAATTATTTCAGGTAAACATAACTTTTATACTGTCAGGGGTTAGCTTATTGTTCCGTTGAGTTGTCTAGACTAGGTGAATTAAATAATTGTTGTTTAATAGGAGCTGCCTAGCCTACTAACCTGAATAACCTAATTAATAAAACTACTGTGTGATGAAACAGAAAAAAAAATAAATTCAGTTCATAGTTCAAGAGCTGCCCAGGTTAGCAGCATAGACAATTAATCCTCTTTCTCAATCAGCTCAAAGAAGTGATCTAGTGTTATTACGGCCAGGGGTTTTTGTTTGTTCATCTTTATAACCAATAATGGTGTTCTATGGTTATGACCATTTGATTGTTTGAATTTTTTATATATCCCTCTGTATTGTTCTGTATTGGTACATTCAGTTGAATATGGGAATACTCTTTTAGCAGTTATTGTTAGCAGCTTTATATCCTCTCCGTTCTCTCCTACTGTTGAAGTTCTTACATCATCTGGAGCTAATCTAAACGTTTTAACAATCCTATCTTTTACCAAATTCTGTAAGTACCTGGCTTTATTTTGTCTGCTCTTGTTTTTCATATTAGTAGTTGCTTTCCCTATATGGGTTTATAGGTACGTAATATTCTTCTGCGATTTGTTGGGGATCCAGGTTCACAAGTTCATCTAATTTGTTCAATAGATAAAGAGTTGGTTTTTTAATTTGATAGTCTCCTTTTGTTTCGTGATCTGGGTTGTTTGAACCAGAATAATTATGTGCAAAATTTTCTGGATTAAAGCTTCTAACTTTAATTCTGCACTGACCAAGGTTCCTGGCCCCGATCTGTTCTAGAGCATTTGAAACATCATTAATTCTAGCTCTACCGAGTAGATTGTTATTCTTTAACCATTCAAACAATTCAGTAGATCCAATGACATCAATTTCTTTACCACTTGATGTAATAAATGGAGTTTGTTTCTCTTCAAATCTTTTTCTAATTAATGCAGTTAATGGGTGTTCACCAGCCGTTGACATTTGACCGAGGAAAGGTGTTTTTGGTGCAATAGCATTTGGATCAAATTTAGGTGAGATCTCTCTGTTTAATAGTTCATAAAGTATTGCTGCTGCTCCCCCGTCATCTAGCCATTTGTGGATCTTTGTATAAAACTCCTGGTTAGCTCTTGGACGTTCAGTAATATAAACCCAATATCTAACTTCGTTTGGTTTCAACGCTAAAGCATTTTTATTGTTAGAAAATAAAATATAGTTCGCACAAGTTTTAACAATTCTATAATCTTTGTATAACTCTCTGCTGCTAACTTCTTTCTCTGTAATTATTCTTTTAAGATCATTTAATAAAGATCTCCCCTCTGAAAAATCTCCAACCGATTGCATTTCATCAATCAAAACCATTTGAGCTTTTTGAGTATAACCTTTTGATTTATCTAAAGCCTGGAGTACATCTATTGCTAAAGAGTTTGCTCCATAGATTTCTCCGATCATTCTCCAAAGAGTTCCTTTACCGAATTGATATGATGTACTAACTATGATTAATGCGTGTCTAATCTTTGCACCAGGATTCTTTAACGGGTAAGAAACATAATCTAAAAAGTGATTAATATAATCTTTATCATTATTGAATACGTGATTTAAAAGTTCATACAATAAGCTCACGTCCCCTTTTTCAGCCACCAGGTCGTGTGGTTGATAAGAATTTAAGTATTTGTTTTTGTTAACTTCTATAATTGGTTTGTTTTTGTCATATTGTTTTGGATCATATAACCAATTTTCTACGACTAGCCCGTGAGGGTGTTTCTGCAAATATGTTGCTGCACTATCATTCTTACCAAAATAAATTCCGTAAGTGTGATTGATTGCTGCCTTTGGATAATCATTTTTAGTTTGCAAATCATAAAAACGATCTGTTTCTTTTAGATAAATAACATTCTTTACAATCTTCTCTTTTGCAATTTCTGGATCATCTATTCCTAATTTAACTCTAGCTCTATCTAATTTAGATCTAAAATAATCTGGAGTTGTTCCTGTCTTTTCTAAATCTAACTTCAAACAAGACTCCATAATAGCTTGGTCTGATTTAATTCTACTAGCAACCATTTTCCCAATAGCTAAAGTGACTAGATCATCAAAGTAGCTGCTCTCATCATCAAGGCTCATTTTTTCTTTTTTAATCTTGGCCAGGATTTCTTTAGAGGATAATTTTTTTATTTCTGGATCATTCATTGACCCAAGATCAAAATTATCTGGGATCTCTTCCGTTGGATTAACTAGGTCATCTGCATAAAATCTCTTGAATACATCTTCCTCTAGTTCATTCTCTTCAAGTCTTTTAATAAAGATCTCTGGTTTGATTTGAATAATCCTATTATCTCTAACAATAATCCCAGTTGATGTTATTGAGTTTGAATTAAAGTAATTTCTATATGGAAGTTTAATTCCATTTCCAATCTGCTTTTTTCCATCCTTATCTAATCCTAGTTTCGTTTGTTTAGGAAATACTTCTGGAATAGTTTTTAAATGTGGGAGTTTAGCAGCTACCGATAAAAGATAATTTCTCATTCCTTTAGCAAAAATTCTTTTACTTGATTGGCAGTATAAGTGAAGTCCTTTGCTTTCCGACCAGGCTGCAACTAACTTATATTCTGTGGCAGCGTTTATAATCTCCATCTGCTGCTCTAATGTTAGATCGTATATATCAATATCTATCGCCCCCCAGAAACATTTATCATTATCTATAATTGGTATTGGTACTAGGCCAACTTCTGTTTTTAAATGATTGCTATAATTTTGATGAGTAAGCTCTCTGAAAATTCTTTTATATTCAAATTTTCTTTTACCTACTAATGGCTGCTCTTTTTTTAATTCTGCCGTACTTCCGTTTATTGCGAAAAATCTTTCTTTGAATTGTTCTACAACTTCTGTTTGTTCCATATAGTAATATCCTTTGGTTTAGTTTGCTCTTGCTCAAGATTTTTATTAGATAAAATTTCAATAGTTTGTGGGACAGATAATTTAGTTCCTTTAACTATTGTTGCTGATAGATCTCTCAACTTCTCTCGGAGATCTTTCTTTATTGCGATTGATGTATATTTATTATTCATTTAGTTATTGGTTCTCTCTGGGAAAAATTGTTCAGATAAGTTTTTATGTTTTTGAGAATTTATGACGTCCTGGAGTCTATGGATCTCTTCATTCCTCTCATAGATCTTCTCTTGTAATGTGTTGATTTTACTGTTCTTATTACCAATCTCTGCCCATAACTCCTCTATGTGATTAACTTGCTTTCCTGCAACGTCTGTTAACCTATCAACGGCAGAGGTCATTTGTTCAAGTTGGTATTTAATTTCGTATTTGTTCATTATAATTTAACTCCACCCATAAGACCTGCGAGACCAGAGTTTCGCTCTCTTAACTTTTGCTCTTTGTCTTGTCTCACCATTTCTTTGAAACGGGTTTCAGCTTCAATTTCTTGTGGTGTTTTTGTTATTGGTTTAATTCTATTAAGATCTAGTTTTGGAATTTCAGGGTAAACAACAGGAATAGTTTTTTTTACTTTAACAAATGGTTTAGGTTTATTGAATCTAGCCTCTAGGTCTTTTGTTTTTGTTGGTGCAGCTCCCGACATCTGTCTATTACGTTCAAGCTTCTCGGCCAACTGACCAAATTGCTCTGGAGTTGCTTCTTTTATTTTCTTTGGACTATAATTAATTACTTGTTGTTGAATATCTGGGCCATCTTCATATTTGTTTAACGTATCAACAATATGATTATTCATATTTTTTTTATTGGCTTTAACTTCCCTCATATATTTTATTCTCTCGGGATCACCTTTGGTAAATTTAGCAGCCTCTTTATGATCCATACTCTCAAAGATTACGTCATATTTAGATTTCATTATTCTTTTCCTTTACCTAACGACATCTGGAGCATTTGATTGACAACTTCTTTTTCTGCGTCCGTAAGTGAGGCAACAGTTTTTCCAAACTCAAAATAATCTGCTAGGTTTATTTTTTTAATTTCAGGTTCTTTTAGTTTGCTGTAAGATCTTATATCTACAACTTTACCACCCGACTTAAGCTCTATCCGTTTGAAGTATTCAGTAGGTTTAGACTTCAACCAATCCATAAATGATCTTGGCTTATCTTTGGTTTCTCTTTCAAAATCTTCTTTGATTTTATCTGCAAGGTTTTGCATTACATCAAATTCAATCTTCTCTAAATCAGCTAAACGTTTTGTTTCCTCGTTATTTCCTTTTCCCTCTAATGCCTTATCAATATTATTGAACATTTATTTGCTCCTTAACTTTTTTATTTAGTTTCGCATTAACTTTTTTTAATGCTCTGTTTATGTATTTTCTCGCTAAAGCTTTTGCTGTTGCAGTCTTATTTTTATTTTTTTTCATTTTGTTTTTTAATTATTGCGATCGCTAACTTTTGATCTTGATGTTCATAATCATATTTAGGAGTTGTTTCGTTTTCATATTGAATAAGACAATCCAGAAACTTTTGTCCGTCCCATAAAACTAATTTTCCAACTTTAACCTTACCCATTTCTGCCAGGCTAACTCCGTTGATGATCCACTTATTTATGAAACGATAGAATTGAGCTTTAGAGATACTCATATTGTTATAAAGCTCACTTGCTTTAACGAGTGTTTTCTCTGAATTAAATCTAACGTTCATTCGCTAGATCTACGACTTTCTATAAACTTTTATAGGTTCAGTTATTATTTATTTCTTTAGGTAGTTAACAATTCTAGGATATTTTTTGATGAGATCTCTACTGACTATCTGCATTATGCCAGAAGTACGTAATTTGATCCATTTGCTAATATGTTTTTTATAAAAGTTTGTATGTGTTTGATGATCATTTCTTAAACGATTAATATAGTCATTAGTCATAACTGATCTTTTATTGCCGTGAAATTTTTTAATAACTTCGGGAAAGTGTTTTAGTTCGGTGATCTTCTTCCAGGCCCTCATTGGAGCTATGTTGTATCTATTAACGTATTGAACAACCTTAATAAAAATTGCTACTTCAATATCTTCCGAGATCTTCGGCTGCCCTGGTTTTCTGCTCATATCAAGAGCAGTTATATATTATTTCTGGTTTGCTTTAAAACACTTTACACAGATAGGCCCTGATCTTTGGCCCAACGTTATTGTTCCAATTATCTTTTGTGATGACTCACAATTAATACAGAAATCTTTTGTTGGTGAAAGATCCAATGGGCTGAAAGCCTTGTAGGGATCAAGCACCTCTGGATCATTATCCGTTTGATACTTTTGCGAAGTCAACAACGTTTGCGACTTTGTTTGCATATTCTCTCCTCTGCTGTGTTGTGTGTTTATCGTAATGTATATCAAGCGTTGAGTCTTGTTCGTGGCCTGATAAAACCCTAGCTTTAGATGTAGTTCCAAGTTCAAGTTTGAACATTGAAATAACAGTTGTTCTAATCATTGTTGGTGATCCGAATATTCCCGTATCTTTTCTGATACTATCCCAAAGACCTCTAATATTTTTTATTCTGCATTGATCAGATCTTACATATTTATCAGAGTGTAATTGTTTTGAATCAATCCTAGTTGTAGGAAACATCCAATCAACAAATCTATATTTTTGATATACACCTTTTAATTTTTCTTTAAGCATATCAATAACTCTTTTTACGGGTGGAGTGATATCAATGTATTCAACTTTTCTAGACTTGGTAATACTCGCAGGTAAAGTGATTAATGTTTCATCTTTATTGATCATTGACCAACGGAATTTACACGTCTCCTCTGTTCTTCTAGCCGTGACAGTTTTCATTAAACAAGCCTCGGCCTGGAATGGATAAAGATCTTTTTTCTCAAGGCATTTACTTTGAATTAATTTAAACTCTTCATCAGTAAATCTTAAATCCTTATATTGGGATCCTGGAGCATTAGCCACCTCTGGTCTTTTAAACTTAACTTTCATTGTAGGATTATTTGGAATGTTGTCTCCAAGATAACCTTTATCAGCAGCAAACGACCATAGACATTTGAAAGCCTCTAGGAAGTTCTTTTTAGTTCCAAATCCTTTTTCGTTTCTTTCAATAAATCTCTTCATTAAACCTGGAGTTAAACTATCTATTTTCTCTGCTCCAAGCACATCATCATAAACACAGATCTCACCATTAGGATTAAATTTCTCATCTTTGATCAAACCTTTCCCGTGTGGGAATTTACTAAATAGATCTTTCCAATCTTCGGGTTTAACTGTTCTTTTGTGGAAGTTAGCTTTGAACCTTACTAACCCGTGGCCGTTATAATCTTCTGTAAATATTAAATGATGAGTTCTCCAATTATAACCAATCAACACCTTACAAGCTGATTGAATACTACTAGCTGATAATCGTCCCTCTCTCTTGGATCGTGGAAAGTTAGCTTTGCATAATCTCTCAATAACTTCTCTAATTGATAGCTTTAAACTCTCCTCAACATTGGCCCTCTTCTCATCATCATTAGCAGCGTTCAACGTTAATCGTGGATTTTTAATCCAATGACCTTTAGGGTTTGTGTGGTCTCTAACTAATTCAAATAATTTTTCCTGGCATTGTTTGACACCGAACCTGGTCTCTTCAAACTTGCCTAATGATATATCTACACATCTGTTCTCTAACCAAATACGTAATTCAAAGATTTTAGATTTAGTTTTTTGATATTGAACCAATCTCAATCCTTTTAAAAAAGACTTACCTGAACCCGTATCAAATGGTGTTGCAACTTTTCTTAAAGTCTTACCTTTGTCATTTATAAAATTAGATGTGAAGTTGCTAATTGCATAGTCAGTAAATTTTAATTTAAATCTACCCCTAGTTTTTGTTATCTCACTAGACCCTAGTTCAGGCCCTAGTTTTGTGTGTGTGTTTTTTTCTGTCATAGTCTACTTTCTAACTGATCAAATTAATCTTTAAAGCAAGACCAAGATTTCAGAGACTATGTGAGACTACCAGAGACTAGCTAGTTTGTGAATCCATTGCGTTTTAAGTCCTTTGTGTCTACCAATTTCACCACGAGGGCAT